TGACCGCGAACATCGCCGTCAGCGCGCGGAGTGCCGCGCTGCGGTTCAGCAAGCAGCTCCCCGGCTACTTCGCCATCCTGGAGGCCATCGCCCGGCGGGAAGTGCAGGACGTGCAGTCGCAGGTCGTCCGGGATGCCGTCGCCAAAGCGCTGGTGGCCGCGCACGGCGGCTACGCGCGCGGCCTGGGCGACCCGGACGCGGGCGGCGTGACCGTCTACCTGACCGACGACCACGTGGACAAGATCAGCATCAGCGCGCACGGCACCGCTGCCAGACTCGAGCTGTGGGACGTGCCCGTGTCCAAGCTGGACGCGCTGCTGGCCCTGCTCGCGGAGGACTAGCCGACCGGGCCGGGCGGGGTGTCAGAACCCCCGCCCGGCCCCAGCATCGCCGCCAGCAGCGCATTGGTCTCCCGCTGCGCGGTCAGCAGCGCCGCCTCGTTGTCGTCGTTCTGGGCCGCGTCCGCGAAGTAGCTGTTGGGCCTGCCCTCCATGGCCGCGACCATCCGCGGGAGCCAGGCCGACGCCACCGCGTTCGTGCCGGTCGCCACCGCCCGCGCCATGCTCGCCTCGAACTCGGCGGCCGTCTTGAACAGGGTCACGATCTCCTCCAGGTCGTCCAGCCCGGCAGCGCGCGCGGCCCGTACGAGGTCGGCCAGGCGCCGCACCTCTGCCGGGCCGACGGCCATGCCGAAGTGCATCGGGTCGTACGGGTCGGACCAGGTGCCGCCCCAGTCCATGCCCAGGGAGGCCGCCACCGCGGCGGTGTCCCTGGGCATGTCCGTGTGCGCCCAGGGGTTCGCCGGCCGGGGCTGCGACGGGTTGAGGTCGGAGGAGTAGTCCACCCCGGTGCCCCAGGCGTGGTCGCTGACGCTGGACATCGGGGCGAGACCCCAGACCTGTCCGGCGCTCTGCGCCCACCGCTTGAGCCGGCCGTTGTAGCCCCAGGTGTTGACGTTCGGGCCGGGCCAGCCCCGGGCGTGCAGCCGGCGCACGAGCTCGCAGTGCAGCTCCCCCACGTCGGCGTTGCGGACCCGCACGAGCCGTTCGGAGTGACCGGGGATGAGCCGGGCGACGCTGACCAGCACCATGTCCGCGCTGGTCAGCGCGTACGGGTCGCCCCATCCGAGGTCACGGGGAGTGCTCACGCGGGCAGGGTAACCCGTTCGGGTGTCAGATCCGGGAGACTCACCGCTTGACACCGCACATGACGCCAGATATGGTGTACCTACACCGACCGAGAGGGACACCCCGATGACCAGCACCGAGCAGTACCGCGGCGAGGCGGTCGACGTCTTCAACGGCAATGACGGGCCGGAGATCCAGATTGCCGGTCAAGACGGCGTGGCGAAGCTCTGGACCAGCGGCTCCACGTACACCGTCGACCAGGCCCGCACCGTCTACCGCGAGCTGGGCGAGGCCCTGGCCAGCTTGCCGGACGACCGCCGGCCGGAGGACATCCCCACCGCGACCGTGCTGCTGCAGGACGAGGGCGACGTCAGCGCGCACGTCGGTACGGAGATCCACGGCGATGCGCGAGGGCTGGCGTTCATCGGTCTGGACGGCCGCGCGTCGGCCTACGTCAGCAGGGCACAGGCCCTGCAGCTCGGCGCGCAGCTCATCGCGCACGCCACCCGATGACCACCCCGACCGAGGAGACCGCCGTGCCCCGCACCGTGACCGAGATCCTGACCGACATCCGCAAGATCACCGCCCGCCGCGTCAGCGGCAAGACGGCGGTCTCCTTGGTCGGGGCGCTGGCCGACGCCCACGGCGAGCTGGCCGACGCGCTGGGCGACGTGATCGAGGCGTCCGCCTGGATCCTGGACGACGACGAGGATGGCCCCAGCCTCTGGGTGCTCTCCGGCGTGGACGACCTGACCGGCATGGCCGCGTACGACCTGCTCGAGCTCGGCGTGGACGAAGTGGGCGAGCTGAACGACCGGCGCCGGGCGCTCTCCATCGAGGACGTCTACGGCATCCGGGCCCGCGGCCCGGCCGTCCTGCTGCGCCGGACCCCGGCATGAGCGCCCCGACCCTGGCCACCCGGGTGCCGCTCGGCAGCCGCCTGTCCGGCGCGGTGTTCCTCGCCGCGTTCCACGCCCTGCCCGTCGCGTTCATCATCTGGAAGGTGGTGGGCGGATGAGCTCCGGCTGGTACTGACCCGCCTCCACGCAGGCCCGGCACGTCGCACCCGCGGCGGCCGGGCCTGCGGCATGATCAGGCCATGGCTCGGATGCTGGGCCGGGTACACCCCGGCACGTGGGCGCGGTGCGGGTGCTGCCTCTCCGGCTACGACGCGCGCACCATGAAGCGCCGGGAGCAGGTCGCCGTTCGGCGGGACATTGAGGTGCAGCGTGCCGGCCGCTAACTCGATCCGACAGCTCAAGGCCGGCCAGACCCCGCCGGCCGGCGCCCGGATGGTCGGCACGTACAAGAACGCCGCCGGCTACCTGCGCCGGCGTTGGCAGACCGGGCCCCGGCAGTACGTGGAGGCATACGAGCACCGCCACGTAGCGAAGCCGGGGCCCGGCCAGCAGGTGGACCACCAGGACCGGAACAAGACGAACAACTCCCGGTCGAACCTGACGAACCTGAGCGCGAGCCGGCACGCCACGGTCGGCAACCTGCGCCGCCGGCTCGCTTCCCGCTAGATCCCGCCGTGGCAGGACGCGCACGACGCGGACGCCGCGGGCGCGAACGCCACGGCGAGCGGGCCGAGCACGATCCCGCCGATGAGCAGGCCGGCGATGAAACGCTTCACTGTGCAACCTCCCTTCGGGGGTTCGCGTGGTGGGGGAGCATCCCCGGCGGGGGCCGCGGGGGCAGGTCGGCCGGGTCCGGTGCGGACAGGATCGGCGTGCACGTCCAGCCCGACAGCACCGTGACGCTCGCGGCCAGCGCGCGCCGCACGCAGTCCCAGGTGCCGCCCGAACGCACGGCGGGGTCCGGGTGCGGCCAGGCCATGCAGATCGCCGGGCCCATGCCGAGGTCGCGCACCATCGCCTCGTTGCGGATGTGCCCGGCCGCGACACCCTGCCCGGCCCAGTCCGCCGGGTACGCGAGCTGATCCAGGCCCCAGCGCAACCACTGATCCCGGGCGAGGCGATCGAGCCCGTCGTGCCGGGGCGAGCCCGGCCGGTCCCGGTAGACGCGCGGCGCGCAGTCGCCGTGCACGAGCACGGCCTCCCGGCCGAGCAGCTTCCCGCAGAACACCAGCCCCTGCTGGACGGCGTCCGCGTGCCGCTCGCGTGTCAGAAGCCGCGAGCCGGTCACCAGCAGCCGCGGGCGGCCGTCGTGGTGCGGGCCCTGCGACACCGGCACCCGGCTCACGACGGCACCTCGCATCCGACCCACGGCGCCGGCGCCACGAAGTCGGGTTCACCGCGCAGCCAGTCCGTCCACGCCGGGTCGGCCGCCGTCGCGGGCATCCCCCGCGTGGCGATCTCCCGCAGCCACTGCGCGAACGTGTCGTACACCTCGCGGTCCGGGGTGTTCTCCGGCGGCGGACGCAGGCAGTCCCAGGTCTCGCTCACGACCCACCCCCAAACGCGCGCCGGGCCGCCTCCACGTCCCGTTCCACCTGCTCCCGCTCGGCCCGGTCCGACGGGCTGTTGCCCGGCGCCCAGTACGGCAGGAACGGCAGCGCCGGCCACTCCCGGCTCGAGCGGGCCCGCAGCAGCCCGTCCGGCCAGTCCCGGGCCTCCCGGTTCCCCCGCCACGGCACCAGGTCCAGCTGGCGCGGCGGGAACTCGTTGCCGGCGTCCGCGTTCTTCCGCAGCCCGAAGCCGACGTTCGGCCACCCCAGGAACAGCGAGCTGCCGCGCGGCCGCATCGCCCGCGCGCCGTCGTCGCCCTGGGACAGCCCCGGATGCGCCTCGGTCAGGATGGCCACGTCGTGCCGGACCCGCACCTCGTCCAGCGTGTGCACGAGGCCGCGGGCGGCCTGCTCGTCGTTGATGTTCGCCCGGTGCATCTTGTAGAGCGGGCCGATGATCAGGATGTGCGGCGCCGCGGCGGCCAGCAGCCGGTGCAGCCGCACGATGTCGTCCGAGCGGGTCAGGTCGATCCCCGCCTCCATCGTCTCCACCATGAGCCGGTCCCGGTCCAGCTCGGCGTTGCGCTCCATCGCCGTGATGATCCGGCGGTAGCGGCGGCGCAGCTGGTCCCGGTCGTTCTCCAGGTCCAGGTGCAGCACCCGCAACGGCTCGTGCTGCTCGCCCGTCCACGGCTGCACGCCGGCCGCCGCGCACACCCCGAGCATCACCAGCAGCTCCGACTTCCCCAGTCCCTCGCCGCCGGTGAGCATCACCCGTTCGCGCCGGGCCAGGAGACCCGGGATCAGCCAGTCGATCGGCGGATCCGTCGCCAGCAGGTCCGTCGCCGTCCGGACCCTGGCGCCGCCGACGCCGGCGGCCAGCTCCTCGGCCTCATCGAGCGCCTGAGCGGCCGCGAGCACCGCCCCGGGCACATCCGTCCGCCCGGCCGCCAACGACTCCCCAGCGCCGCTCAGGCGCTCGGCGAGCATCGACTCCGCGTAGGCGGTCCGGACCAGGCCGGCGTGCCAGCGCGCCGCCTCCAAAGTGTGTGCGGCCGCAAGGAACTGGAGCTGATTCAGGTACGGGCCGGGCTGGTCGCCCAGCATCCGCACCAGCTCCTCGCGCTGCATCACCCGGGACAGCACCGTGCTCGCGTCCACCGGGATCGCCTCCGCGTCCATGGAACGCATCAGCGCGGCCAGCGAGCCGTTGCCCGGCTGGGCGAACATGTGCGGCTCAAGCAGGCGCAACAGCTCCGCGATGTCGCCCGGCTCGGCCAGACAGCGACCCAGCACGGCCTGCTCACTGCCGTTTTCGATCTTCATGCGACGTTCCCCCCGGCGTTCTTGGTCGGTCGGTGTTCCTTGCAGCGCCACCCCAGCGGATACAACCTCGCGCCCGGTGCCGCGCACCACGTAGCGGTGACGGTCGAATCGGTGGTGATGACGACCCAGCGGCGGCAGTGCCCCATCGGGGGCAGCTCGGTGCTCACTGGCCCTCCACGTACGACCAGCCGGAGCGCGGCGCCGGCTTCGTCACCTTCGCCACCGCCTTCTGCAGCGTCCACGGCGCCAGGTCGTCGCCGGCCTCCAGTACCGCGGTCACCGCGCGCCGGATCACCCACGGCGGCACGCTGTTGTCCATCGCGGTCCGGAGCAGCCGGCCGAGCGAGTCCGGCGCGATCGACAGCCGGCCGCGGTTCGCCTCGAGCACCTGGGCCACCAACATGCTGGTGCGGCGGCTACCCGACTCTCGTCGCACCTCCTCGTCGGCGCGTAGTTCGTCTTCCGTTGGGGTCGAGCCGGAAGGACGCACCGAAGGGGCGACAGCGAGGGGGGTACCGACATCGCTCGCACGCGCGGGCTCTTGCTTTCCTGGTGTGTTCTTACTGGTGTGTTCACTGGTGTGTTCCTGCTCCGTCACCCGTGACGGGAGGGTTCCGTCACCCGTGACGGGAGGGGTACCGACACCGGTGACGGGGGGTACCGACACGGCGCGAGCTCCGTACGAGCCGGGGTCGCGGTCCACGAGGTGGAACGAGAGGCCGGCGATCGAGCCGTCGGGCCGGTGCTTCCGTTGGGTGATGATCATGCCGAGCTCGCGCAGCCGGTCGATCGCGCGCTCGGCGGTGCGCTGCGAGACGTTGGCCCGCAGCGCGATGGTGCGGGTGTACGGCCGGGCGTTGTTGGTGCGGTCTGCGAACGAGCGCAGGGCCACGTAGGTGGCGAGCTCGCCGCCGCTCAGCTTCTTGTCCAGCACCCAGATGGGGACCATGGCCCACGGGCCGATCTCGCTGGTGATCTGGACGGGCTGGTCGGATTCGTTCATTCCGGACTGTTCCTTCCGATTGTGTTAGCACAACCGGGGTGGGTACAGTCACCCACGGTTGTGGTTGTGCTCCTGGTCGGTGCGCGCCTACTGCTCGGAGATCGCCCCCGGTTGGTCGGCCGGGGGCTTCTCGCTGTCTGGACCCTAGTGCCTAGAACGGCGGCTCATCGGCCCCCGCACCGACAAACGAGGCCGGCGCCGGCGCGGCCCACGGGTCGTCCACAGGCGGTGCAGAAGCCTGTGGACGGGCGGCCGGCGGGCGCTGGGCGGTCCGGTTGTCAGAACGGGGCGCGGCCGGCGGGTTGGCCTGCTCGCGGGTGACGACGGCGCCGCGGCGGATGCTGGGCGCGATCTCCGCGAACTTGATCACCAGCTTCTCGCCCTTGGTGCCGTCCTTCTTGTCGAACTCCTCCTTCTCGAGCTGGCCGGCGAAAATCACCTCGTCGCCGCGGCGCAGCACCTCCGCGGCGTTCTCGGCCATCTGCCCCCAGAGGGTGGCCGTCGCCCAGATGGCCGGGCTGTCCTTGTAGCTGCCGTCCTGCCTGCGGGTGCTGTTGGAGATCGCGAGCCGGACTTCGGACAGCAGCTTGCCGTTCGGGGTGGTGCGGATCTCCGGGTCGGCGACGACGCGGGCGGTGCCGCTGACCTGGCAGTTCATGCCGACCGCCGCTTGCGCAGCGCCTGCAGGAACAACGCGGTGGTGATCATGTGATGGTGCCTTCCTGGTCGGGTCGGTCGAGCCGGCGCGCCGAGGTGACGAACGGCGTGCCGGGGGTCGTGGGGTTGAACGGCTTGTCGATCCTGCCGGCGCGGCCGGTGTCGAGCTGGGCCAGCGCGCCGCGCAGGTTGCTGATGCGCCGGGCGAGCGCCGGCCAGTGCGCGCCGAGCCGCTCTTTCTCGCGCTGGTGCAGCATCGGATTGGCACCGGGGTTCTCCCAGGCGGCGATGATCTCGCGGGCCCGGTAGACCACTTCGTCCTGCAGCGGGTCGCGGGCCATCAGTATTTCACCGCCTGGCCGATGCGCTGGCTCCTCACCCAGGCGATGTCGTCGGCGCGGCCGTTCAACGGCACACAGGAACGGGAGAAGCGGTTCTCGGCGGCGTTGCGCGCCTCGAAGCACCGTTCGCCGTTGCGGGTGTAGATCGCGGTGACGGTCATGACTGGGCCGTCCGGCGGGGTCATGTCCTCGAAGTCGGCGGTCGGCTCGTTGGTCGTCTCGCTGACCGTGGTGTCGGTGGTGGCGAAGTCCTCGCAGTCGGACGCCGTGGCGGCGACGATGGCGAGCGCCGCGGCGAGTGCGACGAGCTGGCGGTTCATGCGCTTCCTCCTGCTAACGGCTTGAGGTGGGCCTTCTCCCGCGCCTCGTTGTCGCGGGTCACGTACTGGATCTTGTGCTGGTAGCAGAGCTCCAGCGCCGGCTCCCGGGCGATCGGTCCCTTGCGTCGGTATGCGGCCGGGCGGGGCGGCCCGTGCAGGTCGTAGCCGGAGTGGGCGAGGATGACGCAGACGGTGCAGTGCAGCCGGCCTTTGACCTTGACCGGGGTGTACTTGCTGGCGGTGGCGCCGTAGTAGAGCGGCGGCGGCGGGAGCGGCGGGAGCGGGTCCACGAGGTCGGCCGGCAGCTCTTCCTGCGTCATCAGAGCACCACTCGATCCAGGACCGAGATCGCCTGGGCGGCCAGCGCAAGGTAGCCCGCTCCACGGTGAGCCTGCGGTACCTGGACGACTGGCAAGCCGGCCACGTCCAGGGCGAGGTAGCGCAGCCAGGCCGCGTCTACCTGGTTGTCGTCGCGCAGGTCCACGCTGGTGCGGGTGTACAGCGCCATGCGCATGTCGGCCTTGGTCGCGTTGCCCTTGCCGGTGGCGAACTTCTTGAGCGTCGCCGGGGGAACCGCGAGGTAGGGCGTGCCCTGGTGCTGGAGCGCGAGCCGGGTCACACCGGCGGCGAGTCCGGTCAGTCCGGCGGCCTGAGCGTGGGCAGGCAGGTCCTCGATGAGCACGAAGTCGGCAGCGGCGCAGTCCGAGCGAACCGCCCGGTAGATCACGTCCAGCCGACGGTCACCATCCTTCGCGGCGCCGCCGACCGTGCGGGTGGACCCGTCCACCGCGGCAACGCCGGTGGCGGACAGGGACGGGTCCACCCCGGCGGCCCTCACGGCGTGCTCGTCTTCACGTACGCGGCGACGGCCTCGCGCACCACGTCGTTGATCGGGGCGTTGTGCTCGGTGGCGTACGCCTCGAGCGCCTCCATCTCCGGGGCGAGGAAGCGCGCGGAGAAGCGCTTCCAGCGGGACGGGTCGAAGGTGCGGGCCCGGGTCCGCGGCTGAGCGGTGTCCGGCTGGGTGTCGGTGTCCGGCTCGGCCGGCGGGGTCTGCGTCATGGTCAGCACCATACGCGGCGTTGACGCCGTTGGCAACATCAGATATGGTGTTGGACATGACGCACTCCGATCCGGCCGAAGCGCCGGCCCACACCCCCGACCCCGTGGTCGAGGCCATCGATCGCCAGTTGGCCGAACAGCGCCGGACCGCCGGTGAGCTGCAGCTGATCCAGCGTGCCGAGGACCGGCGCATCGCCGGCCTCCTGCAGCTCTGCCGCTGGGTCGCACAGGACGACGACCCGCTGCAGGACGACCTGGACACCGAAGGTGACGACACCGGCGGCGACGGCACGCACGCCGTGACGATCATCTGCGCGATCCAGCGCGACTTGGTGGAGACCGTCAGCCGCCGGCACTGGCTGATGCGCAACGCGCTGGGCATCCTGGCCCGCCGCTGGGCGGACCTGCCGGTGGACGGCCGGACCGTCGTGCTGGCCGCGCTCCTGCCCGACCGGATCGGCGGTGCCCCGTTCTCGTTCACGGACTGGGCGAAGATCCGCAACCGGCTGAGCACCGCCGACGCCGACCGGCTCACCGCCAGCCTCGCGCGCAAGGTGCTCGGCCTGTGACCGGGGTGGAGCCGGTGGACCCGGCCAACCCCATCTCCCGCCCGACCCCGGCACCGGCCGGCGCCCTGTCCGCGGCGGCGGCGATGGTGGAAGTCATGCGCCGGGTGGAGGGCATCGCGAAGTCCCGGCAGAACACCGACGGGGCGAAGTTCAACTTCCGCGGGATCGATGACGTGATGAACGTGGTGGGCCCGCTGCTGCGCGACATCGGCCTGCTCTGCATCCCGGAGCTGCTGACCCGCACTTCCGAGCAGATCACGTACGGGCGGAACAGCACGCCGGGGTTCCGCAACTGCGTGGAGGTGCGGTACCGCCTGGTCGGTCCGGACGGCACGTCGCTGGTCGTCGGCCCGGTGCCGGGCGAGGCGATCGACTCCGGCGACAAGGGCACCACGAAGGCGATGTCCGTGGCGTTCCGGACGATGTGGCTGCAGACCCTCTGCGTGCCGACGAGCGAGCCGGACCCGGACGAGAGCACCTACCAGCTCGCCCGGCCGGAGGCGACCGACTCCGACCCGACGGTCGTGGCGAAGCTGCGCGAGCGGGTCGCCGCCGCCGACTCGGACGCGAAGCTCAAGTCCGCGTACGGCGCGGTCCGCAAGGCGCAGGAGGAGGACGGCACGATCACCGTGGCCGACCGGACGGCCCTGGTGGAACTGATCACCGCTCGCAAGGCCGAGGTCGACGCGGCCGCGGGGCCGGCGTGAGCACCCCGAGGCAGAAGGGCAGCCGGTTCTCCGAGCTGTCCCGGATCGAGCAGGACGATCGGCTGGCACTGGGTGCCGCGGTCCGGGCGGCTCGCAAGCAGCGCGGCTGGTCGCAGGAGAGGCTGGCCCAAGAGTCGGGAGTGGACCGACAGACGGTCAACCGGGTGGAGACCGCCGCGTACGCACCGGGCTTCCACAACCTGGTGGCCATCGCGGACGGGCTGGGCGTGTCGCTGGCCACGTTGCTGCCGGCTCGGCACGGCGTGTCCGCGGCGACGGGATGCTGCGCGGAGACCGCACCAGGCCGGCGGACCTGCGTGCAGGAAGTCGGTCACGGCTTCGCGCACAAGGACGTCAACGGGTACCGATGGTGAGCTGGTGGGTCGTCGCTCTGGTGGTCTTCGGCGGCTCGTTCGTGCTCGGCGTGATCGCCGGCTACGTCGGTAGCTGGATGATCAACCGCGCCGTCACCCAGGAGGTGCGGCGATGGTCGAGCTGATCAGCGGGTCGCAGCTGGACGACTGGCGCCGTTGCCCCCGCCGCTACTACTACGCGCACGACCTGCACATCATGCCGGCGGAGACGGACTGGCCGCTCGCGGTCGGCACGGCCGGGCACTCTGTCTTGGCCACGTACTTCGCCGGCCTGCAGCTCGGCATGAGCCACCAGGAGGCGGCGCAGGATGCGCGCAGCACCGCGGCGTGGCGGGCGGACGTGTTGGAGCCGGCCAGCGCGAAGGCGATTCTGTACGCGCTCTCGCTGGCCGAGCGGTACTGGGCCACGTACGCGAGCGACCCGTCCACGTTCACCGTGCTGGCCGTGGAGCACCCGGTGCGGTGGCCGCGTGGCGGCTGGACGTTCGCCGGGACGATCGACCTGCTGGTGCAGCGGGAAGGCGGCGGCGGCATCCCGGAGGTGTGGGACCACCGCTTCCTGTACGACCCGTACCCGGCGGAGCAGGCGCGGCTGGACCCGTCGCTGGTGCGCTACGCGCTGGCGTACGGGGCGATGATGCGCCGGCCGATCGACGTGGCGGCGCGCAACATGGTCAGCACGGCGCCGGAGGCCGCGCTGGCGAAGGCGAACCGCGGCCGGGTGAAGCGGGTGCAGACCGACATCACGGACGCGCGCCGGCAGCTGGTCACCCGGGAGATGGACCGCACGGCCCTCGAGATCCTGGCGTTCCGCGCACAGGCGCCGGAGTATCGCCCGGTGGCCGCGGTCCGGACGGTGATCGCCGGGGAGCGGTACCCGGCGTGCGTGACGTGCCCGTTCGTGAAGCTCTGCACGCTGGAGGCGTGGGGGGAGCGGGAGAAGGCGGCCGAGCTCAAGGCCGAGAAGTTCGTGCCCAGCGACTACGGATATCAGGAGTGATCATGCCGGACCTGACGCACTTTCCGGACGAGACCACCGAGACCGGCCCGGACAAGGAGTTGACCGCGGCCACGGCGATGGTGGCCTGGCTGGAGACGCTGGACCGCGAGCAGCAGGGCCGGGCGCTGACCTACCTGGCCCGGCGCTACCAGTTCAGCATCGGCCCGTCTGGCAGTCGGACCTACGACATGAGCGAGGAAGGCGGCGGCAGAGCGGTGAGGTACGTATGAGCCGGATGTCCTGGGAGCACCTGCAAGGGCTGATCGATGACGGGACGCCGGCTGCCACCCTGCGCACGATCGCGGGGAAGCACGGGCTGGACCTGCCGCACACGGCGGCCCTGGAGAAGGTGGGCGAGACCCGCTGGAGGGTGTACTGCCAGGCATGCACCCTGCACGACGGCCAGCTGGTCGCTCCGTGCCAGCGAGCGGTGACCTGGCCGTACCCGGCCGAGCTGGTCGACATCGCCGGCGTGGCCGCGGGGATCAACTCCGCGATCGGGATGCTGGGCCCCGATCGCCGAGCCCGCCATCAGGCCGAGGTGGCGTCCCGCTCCTCGAGGGACTGACCCCGGAGCGGCGGCTGGCCCGACGCGGTCAGCCGCTGCTCCATGATCTGCTCGACGGCGGCGTGCAGGTCGCCGTTCGTCTGCCGGCCCACCCGGTCCACCTTCTGTTCGATCCGGTCCAGCCGGACCAGACCGAAGGTGCCGGCCAGCACGGACACCACGATGGTGCCGATGAGTCCGATGGCCGTCGGGTCGTTGTTGTCGGTGGTGGCGAGGTAGACCGACGAGAGCATGCCGGTCACGAGGATGATCGTCGCGCACACCAGCTTGGTGTTGGAGCTGATCACGATGCGTGTCCGTTCCGCCCACTCACCGGTCGATCTTGACTGGTGGTTGGACAGGTGACGGCCAGGCACGCCGAGGATGACGGCCACGGTTCAGCCTCCGGTGGAAAAGTGCATCGGGTCTTCGGATCCCTTCCACGTACCCCCCCAATCCAGCCCCCACTTGCGAGCCAGCTTGATCGCTACAGCTGGGTCAAAGTACCCGTACGGGTTGCCACCACCTCCCAGTCGGGTGCCGCGGTTCGGGTGCGGGTCGATGTCGATCGCCTCACCGGTGGCGTGCTTCGACAGCCGGTTCGTCCCGGCGATGTTGCGGTAGTTGTAGCCGCCGACGGACTTGAACTTGTAGCCGGCGTTCCACAGATCGTTGAGCAGCCCGCCGAACTTCCCGGCGTAGTTGGCCGCGACCTGGACCCGGCCGCCGTTGGGCAGGGTGATCCAGGTCATTCCCTTCCCGGGTCCGTTGCTGGTCGGGGTGCCGCCGTGGTCGTGGTCGTGCCCGCCCCCACCGCCGCCGGCCGGCTGGGCGCCGCCGAGCCCGCCCGCCATGGCCGCGGCGATGAGCCCCTGGCGGCTGGTGCGGGACTCGGCGGCCTGGGCCAGCCGGCGCTTGCGCAGACCTTCCACGGCCTGGGAGCGGCCGGCGACGGCCGCGGTCTGGTCCAGCTGGCCGAGCAGCGCGGTGAGGTCGAATGGCACGTCAGCCTCCCCGGCTGTCAGAACGTTGCGGCCGGCCGCGGCCCGTCTTCGCCGGCACGTAGCCGGCCTTCTTGCGCTGCTCGCCGATCTTCTTGATCTCGTCTAGCAGGGCACCCCGCTGGCGGCTGGGCGTGTTCTCCGACAGGCCCAGGCCGGTCAGGAACGAGCCGAACCGGGTGTCCGCGTCGTCCTTCCCGGAGCCGGTGAAGGCGAGGTTGGTGACCGGCGTCTTGCCGGCCACGTACTCCGGCAGCGGACCGACGGGGATGTCCCCGCCGCCGAACACCCGGCGGCCGGTGGCGAGCTCGAACGGCGCTTGCACGATCGGGTTGACGCTGCCCACGAGGTTCTGCCCGATGCCGCCGCCGACCCCTCCGGGGGTGTCGGCGGCCAGGCCGAGCGTCTGGGCGGTGATCGACGTGCTCGGCAGGCCCGGATTCATAAACACCGTGTTGCCGCGAATGGAGTCGTAGAGCGGCACCATCGCGGAGTCGCGGAAGTATTCGGGCAGCACTTCGTCGGCGGTCGGAAGGCCGAGATCGTCGCGCTCGTAGCCGTTCGCGTCGGCCGCGCTGTAGAGGAATCGCTGTGCATTGACAATTTTGCCGGGCTTTGCAAAGAACATCTGAACCATCAGCGGTGCGGCAAACCGCTGGAACTTGTAGAAAGGGAAAAGGCGAGCGAATACCGCCTGCTCCGTCGGAGTCACGTCGTGGTAATCGAAATGGAACTTGCGCACATAATGCGCTGCCTCTTCCGCGGCCTCGGAGAAAGTGGCGGCCTTCGAGCGCTTCACCCGGTCGATCATGTGCGCCAGACGGAAGTAGTCCTCCCGCTGTTCGGCCAACCCCTGCAACGCATCCGACGCCCGGCCCACCGGCCGCCCCGGCAGCACGCCGGGGCGCAGGCCCTCGTCCAGGTCCGCGGAGACAAACCCGCGCTTGAGCCCTGCGTGGTTGTAGGCGGCCCAGAGCTGCTCGGCGGAGAGGTAGCCGCCCGGCGCGTCCGGCCAGCTCTTCGGCGTGCTCATCACCCGGGCGCCCGGGCCCGGTTCACGCCGGCCCGCCTTCACCGCGGCCGCGAGCGCCTGAATCGGGTCCGTCGCCTGCCCGGTGACCGGGTCCACGGCGGCGTCCAGGGTCTCGCGCAGCTTCGAGCCGGGCTGCGCCAGCCGGCGGATCGCCAGCATGGTGCGCGACGCCTGCTCGTAGGACCGGAGCCCGCGCGGGCCGGACACGTCGTCCAGGTAGCCGAGGAAGACGTCGCCGAACGAGTTGCGGATGTGGAACGCCGGCGACGGCAGGGTGAGCACCTTCTTCAGGCTGCTCAGCGAGCGGTCGTAGAGGCGCAGGATCTCGCCGCGCTTCGTCACGTCGTCCGCCACGGCGAGCAGCCGGGTGATCCCGTGCTTCGTCGCCGGGTCGAAGATCATGCCCTCCAGGTGCTTGCCGTACGAAGCACCCAGCTCCTTGTCCCTGCCCTTGGTGACGATCTCCGACCAGCCGTGCTTCTCTCGCAGCTCCTGCGCGGCCTTGCTGGTCGCGGCGACCATCTTGCCGTCCGGGCCCAGGATGTCCCGGCCGGCCGCCGAGACGGGGATGCCGAAGCTGGCCACGCCGCGCGCCAGCTGGTCGCGGGCCACCGCCTTCTCCACCGCGATGTGCAGCGCGTAGAGGTGCTGGGCCGGGTCCTCCGTGCGCAGATGCGGGTTGCGCCGCACCAGCCCGGCCAGCATGTCCGCCGGCGTGTCACCACCAGCATCGCCGGGGGTGAGCTTGTCGAACTTGTACCGCTTGGGCAGGAACCGGTTCAGATCCTCCACCCGGACCAGACCGGCGCCGGTGCCGGTCCAGTCCACGTAGCGCCCGACGTGGTCGTAGGTCTCCCGGACGATCTCCGCGGCGTCGGTGCCGTCGGCGAGCTTCGCCATGCCGGTCCCCCAGCCGCCGGCCGGGCCCGCGACGATCGCCTCCTGCAGCGCCTTGCGCTGGTCGGCGTTCACCCCGCGGAAGCCGTTGACCAGCGAGGTGCGCACCGCGTCGATGCGCCGCTCAGCGAGTCCGGCGGTCCGGGCCTTCATCGCGGTCAACCCGCGGTCGAACCGGCTGCCGGTGTTGAACGTCTTGTCGAACGCGGACAGGGCCCGCTGCGCGGCCGGGAACTGCCCGGCCCGGGCTGCGGCGCGCGACAGCGGTGCCGGCACCGGCGCCTGGGCCACCCGGAAGCCGGCGACGTTGACGGACAGCATCCGGCGGGCCTCCGCCGCGGCGTGGGTGTCCGCCAGCGCGGTCAACTGAGCCCGGGTGGCCGCGGACGCTTCCCCGGCGATGCTGGCGGCGCTCTCGTCCAGGTAGGGCCGCGCCGCGGCCGGGTCGGCACGCAGCCGGCCGAGCCAGGCGGCCCGCTCGGTCGCCTCCGGGCCGGCCAGCTTGAGGCTGGGGTTCAGCCACCGGGCGCCGGCAGTCTTCGCCTTCGCCGCCGGCATGCCGACGCGCACCAGGTCGTTGGTCAGCGAGCTGCGGGCCGCGGTGGCGGCCGCCCGGCCCACGTCGGTCACGGCGGTGTCGATGGCCTGGTCGGTGATCGGCCGTCGGCTCTTCGTCGCGCCGAGGTGCTTGACCAGCTCGTCCGCGGGCATCCGAGCGCCGGCGGCCACGGCCTCGTCCGCACCCTTGCGCAGCGCGGTCTGCCGGGCCGCGGCGGCGGCCCTCCCGCCGGTGCTGACCGTCTTCGCCGCGCCGAACGTGACGTAGGACAGCGGGTCCACGGCCACGTCCAGGCCGAAGCCGGCGACGGCGCGGGCGGCGCGGTTGTCCACGCCGGCCTCGTCCAGCAGCTTGGAGCCGTGGTAGCGCTCGGTCGCGGTGATGCCGCGCTGCATGCCCCGACCCACGTCGCCCGGAGTTGAACGTCCTGCGCGCAACCCGAGCCCGCCGAATATCTCCCGCAGGGCGGCCGGGCCGGTCTCCGGACCGTCTTTCGCGTCCTCCCGTATCGCCGAGCGGGCGGTCTCCGTGATCCCGCCCATGACGGCGGCACCCGGGCGGCCGATGTAGTCGAGTGCCCTGAGCAGGAACGACGGCTTCTGCTGGGTGTCCGGGCGGCCCTGCTGCTGTTCGATCGCCCGCGCCTTGTTCACCTGGTCCAGCAGCTTCTGCACGGTCGGGTCCAGCGGCTTCTTGGACCGGTTCGCCTGGGCCACCGCCGCGTTGCCGGGGTCGGTCAACCAGCCTTCCGGCGCGGTGCCGGTCTGGCGCTCCAGGACGTACCAGGGGGCCGTCGCGGCTTCCTGGCGGGACGGGGCCAGGTCGCGGCCCCAGACCGCGCCGGACGCACCCCCGGCCGCCATGCCGCCGGACAGGTCGATACCGGCACGCTCCAGCAGCCGGCGCATCTCCGGGGTGAAGCCCTCCAGGCCGCGACTAGCCACTGTGGATAGTCCCGGTCACTTGTTGAAGTAGTAGCCAACGGCGTTGAGCAACACCTGCAGCTCGGCCGAGGACCAGCCGCGCTGCTTCGCCGCGTTGCGCAGGTCCGCCTTGTACTGGTCGATGAACTGCGGGTTGTAGCCCGGGATCGAACCAGGACCCACCGGCTTCGAGGGGTCCCAGCCGGCGTCGTTGGAGTTGCCGTTGATCGCGTCCTCCAGCGCCTGCTGCAGCTGCCCCTGCGGCACCCGGCCCTTGTAGCTGGCCAGGTAGGTGTTCGCCCGCTCCATGCCCGTCTTCGGCCCGTTCTTCGCGGCCAGCTTCTCCTGCAGCTCCTTCGCCTTGAGCACCAGGTTGTTCTGCGTGTTCGAGATGTCCAGGCCGAGGCGCTGCTTCGCCAGGTCCAGCTGGCCGGCCGAGATCCCGACCTGTGCGGCCTTGATCCCGTTGAGGAACTGCAGCTGCTGCGCGTCCTGCTCGGCCTGGGCGGCGCCGGCCTGCAGTTCCCGCAGCGCGGCCGCCGCCTTGCCCTTCTTGCTGCCCACCAGCTCGTTGATCTGGAAGGACAGCTGCCGGATCGTGGAGTCGTAGTCGCGCTTCGACGTGGCGATCGTGTCGTCGGTCTTGAGCTGGGCCTGCCCGATCAGCATCGGCGCGGTGGCCGCCGCGGCACCGCGCAGCTGGGTGCCCTCCGCGGTCGCGGCCGCCTTGATCGCGTCGATGGTGCTGGCCGCGTTCGCACCCTGCGCGCCGACCTGCCCCTGCAGGAACGCCTCGTCGCCGGACAGCCGGGCGGTGGTGTCCGGCGCGGACTGGCCGAGGCGGGCCAGCTCTCCGGAGACCTTCTCGCCGGCGGCCGCGTAGTTGCCGGTGACCGCGGTCTGCAGGTTGCCGTACGCGGTGGCCGCAGTCGCCTTGCCGGTGTCCAGGGCGCGCTGCTGGCCCTGCGCGTTCGCCTGCAGCAGCGCGTCCAGCGAGCCGTACAGCTGGGTGATCTCCGTCTTCGTCAGGCCGAGGCGCTTCTTGAGCTCGGCGACCTGGGACTGGTAGTTGCGGGTGGTCTCCTGGCGGGCGAACTGCCGGGAGCGGATCTGCGGGTTGACCTCGTCGTCCACCATCTGACTCGCCTGGCGCTTCAACTCGGCGAGCAGGCTGTTTGCGCCCGGGCCGGCGGCTGCGCTGGCCAGCGAGCCGGACGACGACGGCAGCGACGGGATCATGCTGGAGGCGGATCCGCCTCCGCTGGAGCTGGGTGCGTACGACGGCGCGTAGGAGACCTGCCGCGGTGCCGCGGTGACGACCTTCTTGGGCGCCGGCTTCTTCTTCGGGGCCGGCTTCTTCGACGCCTTCGCGACGCCGTTGGCCAGCTCCTGCCAGATGTTCATCGGCATGCTCAGCTCCCCCCGGCGGCGAGCCGGCGCTTCGCCAGTTCGAGCAGCAGCGGCAGGTCGGTGTTCCCGGCCATGCCGAGCTGGCCGGCGTTGCCCGCGAGCCGGCCGGTGGTGCCGGAGAGGATCCCGGCGAGCTGGGACAGGTAGTCCGACTGCGCACCGGCGTCCGCCAGGCCGAGCTGCGCGGTGCCTCGCTGGCGCTGGGTGTCCAGGTCGGTCTGGCGGCGGGCGAAGTCGGCGGCTTCGTTGCCGTACGCGGAGCCGTACCCGCTGCTCTGCGCCATGCCGCGACCGGCGAAGTTGCCGAGCAGGGCCCGGAAGCGTTCCGGCTGTGCCTCGCCCAGCTCGCGGGAGGCCGTGGAGTAGTCGCCCTCCAGCTCGTCGCGGGACTGCTTGTTGGAGATGAGCGCCTGGTTGAGCCCGGACTGGGCCTGGAGCCGCTCGCCGGCGGCCTGCGGGTCGAACGGGGTGAGCTTGCCCAGCACGGACTCCAGCGTCGGGTTGCTGTTCCCGAGCTTCGTCAGCTGGGTGTAGCTCTTCTCGAACGGCTGGTAGGTGCTGGCCGAGTACGCGCCGTACTGCTTCTGCTGGGCCGCGGTCTGGCTGGTCGCCGTCTGCAGCCTGGCCCGGAGTTTCGCGATGAGCTGCGGGTTGTAGCCCTTCTTGATGGCGCCCTGGAGCAGTGAGTTGACGTGCGCGCGGTTCTTCGCCGTGGCCTGTAGCCCGGCACGCCGCTTCGCCAGCTCGGCCTTCTGCTTCGTCAGGTTCGCGCTCGTCAGCGCGGCCGGGTCGATCGCCACGTCACTGCCCTCCCGCTGCGCTCATGCGCGCCGCCAGCCTACGGATCAGCTCGCCGCGATCCAGTCGGCTCGCGGTCTCCCCGAGCATCGACGGACCCACCCCGGCGGCGCCTGGTGCCCGCGGCGCGCCGGCCGCGCCGCGGCCTGAGGCATCCCCGCGGCCCAGGATCGACTTCGCCAGCCCGGACCGGCGCGACCGTTCCACGTACCCGGAGGGGTCGACGGTGCCGAACGTGGCCGCGTTGCTCCCGCCGCCGTACGTGGGGCTGCCGGTGGCCAGCCGGTCCTGCGTGTGCAGCGCCCGGCCGGGCGTGCCGGGCCGGGTCACGACCGCTCACCGCCGCCCGTGGTGTCCACGCGCACCAGCATGCCGCGGACCGAGAAGTCGCTGGTTGTCAGCGGGTCCGTGAGTGTCGGCGACAGCGTGGTCTGCGGCTTGTCCAGCTCCAGCGCCAGGCCGAGGAACCGGCGGTCGGACAGCGCGACCTTCCCGCCCCAGGTGCCGACCGGCACCGGGGCGGACTCCAGCGGTACGGCCATCGCCATGTCGAGCACGCCGGCGTCTTCCGCGCCGACGTAGATCCGGGCTTGCACCGCGGCATCTCCGGCCTGCAGCCGGTTACGTACGTGCGCGATGGCGAGGTAGAAGCGCTTGTAGGCGTAGGGGTCGCCGCCGGTCATCACCCCGGTGACCATTCGGTAGCGGGGGCTGATCAGCGCGCTGGCCGAGGTGAGATCGAGGGTGCTGCGCAGCCGGGCATCCCCGGGCGCCGTCGGAGTCGCGGACAGCGTCTGCTTGCGGTGCCCGTAGACGTTCCACGTGCTCGGCGGGTTGCCGCTGGCGTAGTCGTAGCGGGTGGTGCAGTACCGGGTGTTCGGCCCGACCTGGGTGTCCGGGTAGATGCGCTGCGACCAGGCACCGGTGCGCAGGTTCATCGCCATGTGCAGGTAGGGGAATCCGGTGGTGCCGACACCGGCCAGCACCAGCTGCTCCCCCTCAATGGAGAGCCGGGAGTTGTTGAACCCGTCGGCCAGGCCCACCTGGTCCAGGGCCGGGGCGAGCTCGTCCACCCGGGAGAAGTAGTTGTTGACCAGCCGGTAGACGCCTTGCCGGTTCCACACCAGGATGCCGGTCTCCCAGGGCTGCGCGTCGATTCCGCCGAGCTGGTCGTTGATGAGCGTGACCTGCCCGTCCAGCGCTGGGTCCGCGGTGAAGGTGAACAGGTAGGTGCGGCTGCCCTTGAAGATGTAGAGCTGGCTGTTGACCACGACCGCGGCGTAGATCCGCTCGCCGTCGCCCGGGTTCACGTCGAACGAGCCGCCATCAGGGGCGGCCCACACGGTCGGGTCGGTCGGCTTCGAGTAGTAGATGCGGCTCTGGTCCCGGTCCACGATGAACATCCGCTCACGGATCATCATCGCGATGTCGCCGTAGGGCATGCCGGCCACCGCACCCCAGGTGCCGGAGACCAGCGTGGCCCGCCGCAGGCCCGTCGGGGTGCCGGGACTGAGTGCGGAGGGGATCAGGTAGGCGAACCCCGCGTACTGCACGAGCGCGCCGTACGCGCCGGCCAGCTGCTCGTTGCCGGCCGGCTGCGGCCAGCTGGCATCGGTGGCCAGCCACGGGGTGGCGGAGTAGTAGATCCGCATGCTGCCGATGCCGTTGTAGACCCCGATGACGGCGTAGCGCCAACCGAGCAGCTCCCACGATCCGAGCACCCAGAACGTGCCGGAGGCTCCGAGGTAGGTGTACATGGCGGGCCCGCCGGTCCGTCGGGCGCCGGGCCGGGCCTGCAGCGCGCCGGCGCTGTTCACGTCCAGGTTGACCAGCGTGCGCAGCTGGGACGGGCCGAGCTGGTCAGGCAGCAGTTCGGCGTCGCGGGTGTTGAGCCCGCCGGGCCACGGGCCGAGCCGGACGGGCTGCACAGCCATCAGAGCCACCCGGCGTCATCGAGGGACACCGTGATGTGCGGGTAGGTGTTGCGCTGCGGCCAGTCGGCGTCGGCCGCCGTCTCCATGGCGCGGCCCTGCCAGCGGTCGGAGTGCCGGTCGGCGCGCTCACCCTGGCCGAGGGAGTCGAGCACCTGGGCGTAGACGTAGGCGACCAGGTCGGTGTGCATGTGCACGGGGATGCCGGGCACGTCGGCGTCCCCGGTGACCGCGGCGGGGCGCTTCACGTAGAACAGCTTCAGCACGCCGGCCGCCGTCGGCTTGGGCCAGAGGTTGATCTGGTCGGCCCAGACCCAGTACATGCTCGGAGTGCCGCCGGCGGCACTCCCCCGGTCCCGGTCGGACAGGTAGGTGTCCGCCTCCTCCATGCTGATCGCTTGCAGCACGGAGCCGTCGAGCTGGACGGAGCGCAGTCGGAGGATGTCCGCGGCGAACGCGGTCAACGAGTAGGTGCCGGTGCCGGCGATGGTCGCCGTGGTGGCGCTGCCTTGCGGCTGGTTGGTCCGCCGGGCTAACTCGGTCATGCCGTCGTTGATCCACGCGAGGATCTGGGCGTTCGTCACCTCGGTTCCGGAGGTGTCACCGACCTTCGCCTGAATGCGGGTCCGGATGTCCGCGACGTTCACTCCACGACCCGCCGGTCCCCGTCCACCCCGCGGTAGGAGTAGCGGTGCAGGGGGGATTTCAGCGCGTGCTTCAGCAGGTCCAGGCCCTCGGCCCGGCGGTCCAGGTTGGCCTTGAGCTCCAGCGCCTTCGCCGCGGCGTTGCCGGCCTCCAGCCGGGCCTGCACGTCATTCTTCGTTCCGTCGGCGAGGAACAGCCGCTCCAGCACGTCGGCGCCGTCCCGGCGGGTGAACTCCTCCTCGTCGCGGAACGAGCGGACGACGCGGGCCAGGCCCTGCTGTCGGGTGTCCACGATTCGGATCGCGGCGTCCCCTTCGAGCCGGTGTTGGCGGGGGATCCACTCGACGTCCAGCCCGGGGTCGTAGTCGCGAATGATCTCCACGACGCGCACGGCCTTCGCGCTGACGAAGCTGCCGTCCTCCATCGGGATGCCCGCCAGCTCCACGAAGTCCGTGAAGGACATATCACTCATGTGCTGTACCACCTCCGTGCTCGCTCGGCCCAGCTCCCGACGCTGTTTCCCGGGTCCACACTCTGCCAGTAGGCGATCTCCAGGCCGGTGATCGACGTGCTCGCGGCCTGGGCCAGCGTGAGGCTGAGCTGCGCGGCGTAGAAGGCGCGCTTGTGCGTGACCAGGGAGTGCTGGGCGGCCGGCGTGAGCCCGGAGACGCTGGCGAAGTAGCTGAACTCCAGGTCGGCCAGGGACGCGCCGACGCCGGAGTGAGCGGCGAACCAGGCGGCCATGAGTAGCGACAGCGTGCCCTCCTTGGGCAACACCACCACGACCTGCACCGCGCTGTCCGTGGCCGCACCGGTGCCGGCGGCCGCCGTGGCGGCTGCGCTGGCCGACTGGGAGAGCGTGACCGCGGAGTCGTACGCCGCGCCGGCACCGGTGACGATCGGCCCGTCCAGCTGGATCAGCAGGGCGTCCAGTGCAGCGGCCAGTCCGGTGCCGGCCACCGGGTTCTGCTGCTCGAGGGACAAGGAGATCCCGCCCGGGGTGGTCTCCCAGGGGACTTCGCCGGTGGCCTCCGCGACGCCGGCGGCCGGACTGGCGCTGATCGACGGCACGCCGATCTCCACCGCGCTGCCGGTGGTGAACTCGAAGTCGTCCACGGCGTAGTTCGCCATGACTGACGTGCCGTTCTTCCCGGCCCGACACCGGTCGGTGGTGCCGGACGCGGTGAAGTTCGTCGCGGTCACGGTGGCCAGCACGGTGCCGGTGTCCCCGTCGTACGCCTTGCAGGTGGCATCCGTGGTGCTGGCGCCGATCTGGTCGACGGTCAGCGTCAGCCGGATCCGGGCGACGCTCGTGCTGATCGCGGCCGCGGAGACCGCGCCGCCGATGTCCCCGCCGGACGCGGCCAGCCGGAGCTTCATGGCGTTGTCGATGTAGCCAGTGACGATCCGCCCGTCGGTGGTGCTGCGGATCTGCAGGCCCAGGGAGCCCGCGGTGGGCGGGGCGACGGGCGAGCCGGTCGCGTCGGCGTCCAGGGTGAAGTAGGCCCGCGCGGTGGCCGAGCTCGCGGCGCTGTCCCCGAGTTCCACCCCGGACACCGCGGAGTTGCTGGCCTGGTTGGTGGCTTTCGCGGCAAACGAGCCGTGCGCGGCCGCGGTGGCGTCGTAGACCCAGGTGGCGCCGGGGAACAGCTGGCGCAGTGCGTCGTCGGCGCCGCCGGCAGTGTGCGACGCGCTGATCGTCGCCGAGTCGGGCCCCGTCTCGAATCCGGTCCGCTTGGTCACCCGCTCAGCCTCCGTTGCTCAGGGGGACGGTGGCGCCGTTGTCCTCGAAGGTGTTCGCCGTGGAGCCGGTGCCGTAGTCGCAGACGATCGGGATGCTGGTCGGGCGCAGGATCTCCAGGCTGGTGCGGGAGGTGTCCCGGCCGAACACGTTGTCCTTGCAGCTGCCCACGTCGTTCAGGTAGTAGCCCTTGTTCGGCTTGTGGGAGTAGTTGACCTGCACCCCGCCGCCGTAGAGCCAGTTCTGTTCGATGATCATGTCGCTGATCGGGCCGACATCGGGAGCGATCATCAGGCAGCCGTTGGCGAAGAAGTCGGTGCCGCTGTAGTAGGTGTTCGGCCCCCAGGCCGGGTCCAGGTTGCCGCGGAACAGGTTGCCCCGGATCTCGAGCCCGCCGTTGCACTGCTCCACCTGGACGTCGTCAGCGTGCGGCCCGTCCGCGGTGACGGACTGGCCGTACGTGCCGGCGCTCTCGGCCTGGCTGAACCAGAGGTGGTCACCGGAGATGTTGCCCATGAGCTTCACGTTGACGGGCAGGTTGACGTTCGTGGCGCCCGCGTCGTCCCGGTTGCGCCACACCTGGAACGAGTCGATGCACCCGACCACCTCCGTGCGGTACACCTCGAAGTCCCAGCCCTTGAACGCCTCCACGTTCGGGTTCGGGACTTCCGGCCTGCACTTGCCGTCGGTGAAGGTGATGGGGCACCGGCCGGCGTTGAACAGCTTGAACAGCGACCAGCCGCCGATCGGGGCCGAGCCCGCCGGCGGCCCGGTGTTGCTGCAGTTGAGGAAGCGGATCCGCGCCTCTTCCCGCGTCCAGCCGGCCGGGATCGCCGGGGAGACGCATTCGAAGCGCAGCCGCTGGTTCACGTAGACCTTGCCCGGCTGCAGGCCGGTGCTGCCGTCGGTGGCGACCAGGGCGGCAGCCGTCGCCCTGTCGGTCTGGCCGATGCCCGGGATGAGCCCGGCGTGCGTGCCCAGCACCGGCTTGTACGCGCCGTAGACCAGCGCCTCGCGGCCCAGGGAGCCGACCGCGGCCTGCAGCACCGCGCCCGTGGACTGGGCGACGCCGGCCAGCACTGTGGACCCGGTGGGGGCCGGGTCGAACTGGCGCCGCTCCACGACACGGATAGGCACGGGCGTCTACAGCGTGTAGCGCATGATGCCGTTGATCGAGTAGACGATCGTGGCGGTGCCGGAGGTGACCGACTGGGCGCCGCCGAAGTACGTGTAGCAGATGCCCTGGTCGGGCACCGGCGTGGTCACGGTGTCGTCGTAGATCAGCCCGCCGTAGAAGCCGGACAGGGTGGCCGTCGCGCCGCTCGCGGAGTCGGCGGCGTCCAGGAACACGACGCCGGACGTGGCCTGGTCCACCACCGGGGAGGACAGCGCCAGGCCGGCCTGCGCCCACTGGCCGGTGTGGTAGACCTCGTTCCCGGCGGTCCAGGTGCCGGCGCCGTACGCCGTGCTCGCGGCTGCCGCGTTCTGGTCCGGGGTGATCGCGTTGTTGAACAGCGCGATCTTGAGGGTGTCGGCGTCCAGGTCCAGCGGTGCCGTGCGGGTCAGCGAGCCGTGCAGGTACGCGCGGAAAATCTTGCTGTTGCTCCAGGCCATCTCAGCCACGCCCCTCGGCCACGCTGGCGCGGATGATCCGGTCGCCGGCCGGCGGCGGCGACTCCACGGACACGTCCTTCACGATCTCCACGGCCCAGTCCGCCTCGCGCTCGGCCTCCCTCGCCACGTCCCTGGCGGTCTCCAGGGCTTCCTCCGCGGCCGCCACGTCCCGCTCGGCCGCCTCCTTGACCTTCGCCACCAGACCCTCCGTGCGCCGAACGGAGGCTGCGGCTTCCTCCGCCTGCGCGCGCAGGTGCGCGGCTGCGGCCATCGCCCGGCGCGGCGGGTTGTCCAGCGGGTTGTCCGGGCTGGAGCCGGCCAGCACCGCGTCCCGGAACCGGCGGTAGCCCTCCTTCTCGGAGATCCCGCCGTCGTCGTCAGCCATCGTGGGCCAGCTCCTTCACCTCGGCCGCGGCCGCCGTGGCGGTCGGGGCGAACACAATCACGTCGTTGCTGCCGTCCCAGCGCTGGACCTGGGCGGCTCCGAGCACCCGGCCGTCGGGCGCCCGCTGCACGAGCTCGCCGGCTACGTAGTCCTCGCGCGGCGTCAGCACCACCCGGGCGCGCTCGCCGGCCCGGATCAGCGGCACCACGGCGCCGCCCGTGCCGGGGCAGGGGTGCCACGGAACCTTCGTGCTGGCCGGTCCCGTGACCGCTGCCGCCGTGCAGCCGGCCGCCGAGCACGACCACTCCACGCGGTCGGGGTGCGGGCGGTTGAGGATGAACGGCACCGGCGCCACAGCGACTCCCTGAGGTGAAGCCGGCGGGACGGCCCAGCAACCGTCCCGCCGGCAGTACGAGCGGGGGCTGTCAGCCCTCGGTGATGTCGGTGATCAGCCCGTGGCAGTTGCGCTGCTGGATGCCGACTTCCCAGTACTTGTAGACGCGCGCCTCGTAGGCGTCCACGTCCGGCACCCGGGCCCAGGTCGCGCCGTCGGTGTCATCGAACTTCCAGTCCGAGTCCCGGTAGACCTTGATGCGGGCCTCGTTCGGCATCCACATCTTGTTCGCCGGGGCGTCCGGGTCATCCACGACCGGGATCTCCTGGCCGACGTGGAACGCCAGGCCCTCGAAGCCGCCGTCGAACTTCTTGGTGTCGGTGTACCGCCGCTGCTGCTGCAGCAGGTTGAAGTACGCCCGGCGGACGCCCAGGCTGGTCAGGATGACCGTCGGGCGCTTGCCGGACTTCCGGCGGATCGCGTCCACCATGGCGATCATGAGGCCCTCGGACAGCGCGCGGTTCGTGCCGCCGTTGGAGTCGACGGTGGACGCCCACACCGGCTCCGTCGCCGGGTCGATGTTGTAGAGCGCGCCCGTCGCCTTGATGATGCTGGACAGGCCGTTCGGCTCCCGGGAGAACGAACCGGTCCGGACCACCAGGTCGGTGTTCGCGTCGGTGGTGATGTCGGAGCCGGAGTAGGTGACCGAGGTGCCGGAGATCGCCGTGATGGTCCGGCTCGCGCCGCGGACGGTGCCGCCGGTGCTGACCACGTCGATCACGTCGCCGACGGCCAGGTACTGCGGGTCTGCGACCTGGAAGACGCCGGACGTGGTGTGAGTGCCGGACAGCACGGCCATCGCCCCGGTGGCGTCGCCGTAGGCGATGCGCGCGGAGTCCTTGACCAGGTCGTCCTTCAGTCCCTCCATCTCGTCGTCCACGATGTCCACGAAGGACTGGACGTCGGTGTCGAGCAGCCGCATCGACGGGCCGGTGACCTGCAGCCGGCCGTAGCCGTACTTGAGCCCGGTCCGGACCTCCGCGTACCCCTGGTTCCCCGCCACCGGCAGGGTCTCCAGTTCGTTGCGGTAGCCGATGCCCGGGTTCCGGCGCACCCGCACCGGGAACTTGACGTACTTGCCGCCGACCTTCGTCGTCTCGACACCGTCGCCGGTCGACTCGATCCGCTTGAGCGCGATCGCCTCGTCCGAGAGCTGCTTGACGACGCCGTAGTCCTCGAAGATTTCCTTCGCCACCGCGGCGGCGGTGGTGAGCGTGGCACCCATCCGGGGTGGCCTCCTTGGGGTCAGCCCCCGCCCTGGGCCCTGCGCTGCATGACGTTCTGCGCGACGAGCTTGCGGCGGTCGGCGGTGGAGAGGGTCGCCGGGTCCACCTGGGAAGTCGGAAGTCCGCCGCCGGCCGGCAGCATGGTCGGCATGGCCTGGGACTGCGCGCTACCGCGCACCCCGGCAACCATGTCCGTCCACGCCTGGATGGCCTGGCCCACCGCCTGGTCCACCGGCACGCTGTCATCGATCCCGGCGAGCTGCGCCAGGACGAAGTTCTGCGCGTGCGGGTCGCCCTGCAGGTCGACGCCGGCGCCCTGGGCGGCGCCCATGAGCGCCTCCTCGAGCTGGTCGACCTGCTGCGTCGTCTCGGCCTCTTCGTGCTGGGAGACGTACGCCTGGGACAGCAGCTGCACGAGCTGGTTGGTCTGCTCCTGCTGCTGTTGGAAGTCGGTGAACCACGGGGGGATCTCCGAGCCCTGGGTGAGCCCGGGTGCAGCCTGCTGCTGGCCCTCGTCCATGCCGCCCTGGCCCGGCGTGGCGGGCTGCTGCTGGCCGTCCCCGAAGTCCATGCCGAGCTCGCCCGCCAGCTGGCGGATCAGCCCTTCCGGATCTTCCTGGAGCGCCTGCAGGAACTCGCCGGCAGCCTGAAGCTGCTGCGGGTCGGCACCGCTGTCTATCAGCGGCTGCCATGGGGCGTACTCGGACCGTACCCCTTGCTGCTGCTTGGTCACGCTGCCGTCGAAGTCCTTGAAGGCGGCGATGACCGTCGAGTGAAGCTGGGACGGGATGTTCTCGAGGTACTTCGCGTAGAGCCCGGAGTCGTCGGCGGCGCCCTTGCCGCCCGCGGCCTGGCCCTGCTGCCCGGCTGTGCTGCCGCCCTGGCCGGCGGCGCCGTTGGCACCGCTCGGCTGTACGGACCCGCCCTGGCCGGCCTGACCCCCGGCGGCGTCTGCGGCGCCTCCGGCTGCTGGAGTGGTCACGCGCTGTCCCGTCCTCGTGCTGGTGTGATCTTCCGCGACACGATACGACGCCGGCACCCGAGTGGGTTACCGGCGTCGTTCGACACGCTGGTCAACGGTGTGTGCGCACCGCTGGGGGTCGGCGCGGGGCCTGCCCGGCGAACCGCTTGCGCAGCTGCTCGATCAGCGCGCTGCGGCCCCCCGTTGCGGCCCCGCCCGGGCGGAACGGCTGGGTCCGCGGCGTGCCCGGGGTGATCGGCTGACGGCCGGACGAGGTGCCGGGGACAGGCATCGGTGGCCGGCCCGGCGCGGGCGCCGGCGGGGTGCGCACCGGCTGGGTGCGGGCCCGCGGGTTCGGACCGCCGTACGAGCCGCCGCCGTACGTCCGATTCGACGGCGGGGCCCCGGACGGCTTCTTCGGGAAGATCGCGTTGTTCTTCGGCCGGGGGGTCACCGGACACCGGCCGCGTCGTCGGCGAGCCGGACGGCGTAGACCATGTCGTTCTCCGTCATCTGGTTGATCCGCGCCTGGGCGACACCCAGCGCGAGCAGCCGGGTCTCCAGCGCGCCGACGGAGGCGTAGTTGGCCGGGGTGGCAACGACGGAGGCGGACGTGCCGCGGCCGGCGCGCTTGTCCACGAAGCCGAAGGCGTTGCCCTTGTCCGTGAAGCTCGCCATGGTCATCCTTCCGATCCGGGCGAACCACCCAGGTCCGCCGGTGCGAGTGTGCCAGGATCCAGTCCGCCCGGACCTGCGGGCGCGCCCGGCCCTTCCCCGCCGGACGGATCCGCGGGCCCCTCTCCGGGCGCCCCTCCTCCCGGCGCACCGGGCGCGCCGGGTGGCATCATCCCGCCGCCGGCCAGCTGCGCCACCATCTGCTGCTGCATGTTCGCCTCCTCGTGCGCCTGCACGTGCTCGGCGAACATGGCGTGGACCTCTGGCGGGAGCGCGAGGAACCGCTGGCCTTTGCGGAAGCGGTTGTGCGTAGCGATGTGGGCCTCGTGGTTCTGCCACGGCTGCACCTGGCACGGCCTGCCCTGCGCCATCATCGTGTTTTCCCGGGTCGCCTCCCGCTGGTCGATCCGCCAGTCGGCGAGCGCCTGTTCCATGCCGGATAGGTCCAGCGCCTCGAGTAGCTGTGCGGTGGCCTCCGGTGAGCCGGGCGCGCCGAACGCTCCGAGCTTGAACAGCTCCAGCACCGTCGCCTGCCGGGCAGCTCGGGAGGTGGGCAGCGCGGAGCCGGCCTGCACCCGCACGTCGGTGTTGCCGCGCAGCGCGGAGCCGGTCAGCTCCACGGCGTCGAACGACTGGTCCTCCCCGACCACCCGGACGAGCCGCGGCGCGCCCCAGAACTGCACGACGTGGGAGAGCAGGTGCCGGCCGAGCCGTGCCATCCCGTCCTCCAGGGAGCCGACGGCCCAGGCCAACAGCGTGTCGTCCTGCTCCTGCAGGTACGAGATCGCGGTGGCCGCCGTGACCTGGCCGGGCTGCTGGCCGCGGCTGATCTCGTGCTGGCCGGAGATGTCGTCCATGTCGCGCAGCGCAGCCTGCGGCATCTCCTGGAAGTAGGACGGCACCGGCGGCATGGGCACGGGCGTCGGCGCCGGACCGATCGGCTGGTACGTGATCACCTGGCCCGGCTCGGAGTCGATCTGGGAGCCGTTCACGCTGCCGACGGGCGCGATCCACTTCGGACGGCCCATCGTGTTCGCCGTCTCGATCAGCTGGGAGCGCTGCCGGTTGTAGAGCCGCTGCAGCGGGATCAGGTCGGTGATGCTGGACTCGGCGTAGAAGCCGCCGGTGGGGATGACGTCGAGCTTGATGAAGGGCTGCTCGCCGTGCAGGAACGGGCTGCCCTGGGTGGCGACGGCCACCTCGTCACCCACGACGGTGACGACACCACCGGTCGGGAAGTCCGGGTGCGTGCCGGGTCGCAGCCAGCATTCCAGCACCAGCACGCGATCCTTCGGCTTGGGCGCGCCGCCGGCCAGCAGGTCGTCGGCGAACAGGTCGACGGACTGCGTGGACTTCCCCGGTGCGTCAACCTTGTAGTACCGCTTCACGTACTCGGCGGGGTGGGTGGCCGCGTGGATGATCCAAGGCTGCTTGTCCAGCTCCGGCTCGTGCAGGTCCGGGACGAACAGGTGGAACGGGTCGACGGCCTCCACGACGGAATCCCCGAGCGGCTCCTTGGTCCGAGGGTCCTTCGGGCCGGCACCCGGGTCCCAGCGCTCCTTGAGGAACGAAGTGCCGCAGACCACGGCCCACCAGACCCACTGCCGCTGGGTGCCCGCGATCCCCAGGTCTGAGTACCGGGTCTCCAGCAGCTGCTCGCCGACGCGCGCCGCGGCCTGGTCGTCGTCGTCCGCGGTGGCCGGCGCGACCACGAAGCTCGGCTTCTGGCTGGTGAGCTTCGCCATCTCCTTGCGGGCCATCGGCCGGATGCGGTTGATGATCGCCCGGACCCGCCACGGCGGCGCCGGCGGCACGGCGAGCCGGTAGCCGGCCGTGCTGGTCGCCGAGCGCCGGAACTCCACGTTCTGGCGTCCACGGTAGAACTGGATGTTCAGGTACCACTGCCGCTCGATCCGGTGCCTGGCCGAGCGGGACTCCTCGAACTGGTCCTTCACCCAGGCGGCCAGTTGCTTGCGCTTGCGCGACTCCGCGGCGCGGGCGAGGAAGCCCCCGACGGGCGCGGTGGGGCCCGTGTCGGCGCCGGTGCTAGCCGCGGGCGCTGCGGAGGGCGAACTCATCCAGGGCATCCAGGTCGCTCACGTCGGCGGCGAACTCGCCGCCGAGCTGGTCGTACGGATCAGGTCCGGGTCCGAGATCGGGATCCGGTGCGGGTGCGTGCGCGGGCGCCGTCGACTGCAGCACCGCGAACGTCTGCGGATCCTTCGCCAGCAGCAGCGTCAGCATCCGGGCCCGGTCCGCCTCCAGCGTCTGCCACGCCCGGTCCAGCCGGCGCTCCAGCGTCCGGGCCGGCCGGGCCGCCGTCCGCCCCGCCAGCAGGAAGCCGCCCGCCGTCGTCGCCGCCCCCAGCACCGCCGCGGCCAGCAACATCAGCGCCATCTCCACCGGACACCTCCTCCATCTCGGCGTGCAGCCGCTCGATCGTCACCTTGTGCAGCAGGTCCAGCATCGTGCTGCCCACGGCGACGCGGAGCTGGCGCAGCTCCTCCTGGCGCATCAGGTCCGTCGCCGTCCAGGCGTCGGCCACGGACTCCAGGTGGTCGATCTTCGCTCGGAGCGCGCGCATCACCGCGTCGTCCAGGCCCAGGTCACGGGCCAGCTCGGCAACGCACTCCACGCACAGGTACAGCCGGCCGTAGAAGTCGATGTCCTGGTTCAGGTCGAAGAACCGGGTGCCGGTCCCCCGGCCGCACGCCACGCAGGACGAGGGTGCGACCGGGGGATGTGAGACCAGCGGGAAGCGGGAGCTCACCGCCGCGACGTGCCCGGCGCCTGGTCGTGCGCGGCAACCTGCTCGCGCTGGCGTCGCTCCGAGTCGTTGGGGTCCACGCCGTCGTGGGAGGTGTGCCTTGACGGGCTGACCAGACCCTGCTCGTCCAGCGGCTTGCCGATGTCCGAAGCCGGGGTGGACGGCGAGCTGGCGAGCTCGCGCAGCCGGGCGGCCGCGGCCGCCGACGCCGGGGACCGTCCGGCCTGCTCGATCAGCGCGCGGCGCTGCTCCTGCTGGGCGGCCTGGATGTCGTCCAGGTAGACGCCCACGAGCCGGCCACGGGCGTCCACCGCGCCGTCGTCCAGCTGGGCGAACACCTCGGCCTGCGTGCGGGCCAGGTTCGTCGGGCCGCCGACCTGCGGGTAGACGGAGGCGATCCCGTCGTCGGTGCCGGTGAGGTTCTTCGCGGCCTCCTCGGCGGCGGCGGCCGCGTTCTCCTCCTGGTTCTCCCGGGGCAGCGCCGACGGGTACTCCGGCAGCGGGGTCACGCCACCGCGGACGATCCGCTCCAGCGCGGCCAGCTCCTCGCCCCGACCGAAGGTGGTGGCGTTCTGGTTGGCCGGCGCCCGAAGACTGGCCTCGCCCGCGCTGTCCTGGTCGTGCCCCTCGCCGGTCGTGGTGGCAGGCCGGTCGGTGGTGCCGCTCTCCTGCTCCTGCCCCTTCTCCTGCTTCGCCCGCTCGGCAGCCTCGGCGGCCTCGCGCTCCTCGCGCTGCTTCTTCGTCTCGGTCACCAGAACGCTCCCGTGGTCTCGTTGATCTCCCACTCCGTCGCCGAGAGGCTATCCGCCACGACGCGCCGCGTGGTCTGAGCGGGCACGACACGCTCCGACGGGTCGATCAGGCGGGACGCGCCGGCCAGCGGTGGAACCTGTGCTGCCGGGCCGGCGGCCGGTGCCAGCGCGCTCAGGTCCGGCCGGGACATGAAGAAGTAGCGCACCCCGTCCACGGCGTGGTCGTCCTTCTTCACCGGCGCTTCCATCGGGTTCGTGCGCTCCCGGGTCCGGGCGCTGATCGCCGTACGCCAGCGGTAGCGGCCCATCTGCCGGATCAGCTGCGGGCAGTCCTCCGTGACCTGCCACCAGCCCGGGCGGGCGATGTAGCGGCGGATCCGGTTGATGCTGGCCGGCACGTCGTTGTTGCCCAGCATGATCGGCACCCCGGCGGCCAGGTAGTCGCCCTGGATGGACACGATCATGCCGCCGGCCTGTTGCCTGTTTCCTATCGAGGGGTCACCGACGCGGTATTCGACACTGCGGCCCAGCTTCGCCTCGTACTCCAGCACCCGGGCGGCCCACTCCGGCGCGGTCAGCTCCGCGGCGTACTCCTCGTGGAAGGTGAGCACCCGGCCCTGCGGTCCGACGGCATGCCAGTGCCACGCGGTCGGCGCGTTCAGCCCGTGGTCCATGCTCGCGTAGACCGGCCAGTCGACCGGGGGGAGCCGGGACGGCACGACGTGGGACTCCCGCTTGAAGTGCTTGAAGATCAGCCCGCCGACCACGTTGTAGTTGCCGAGCACCCGGGCGGCCTTGTCCTCCTCGTCCAGGCCGGACAGGAAGTCGGCACGGGCGCCGGCGTCCAGGTACGGGTTGTCGTCCATGGCGACCTGGACGACAAAGATCCGCGGGTCCTTCCGCTTGCCCTCCAGGCCCAGCCCGGGCGCGTACAGGTCGTCGTAGGACCAGGTCTGGCCTTCCACCGCGGTCATGGTCAGCCAGATGACCCCGCCGGTGTCGATGACCCGAGCGCGGTTCTCCACCCAGTACGGCTTCGGGCACTCCTCGTCCACCCAGACCCAGTGCCGGGACGTGCCGGCGTGCTTGTCGAGGTCGGAGTCCGCGGAGGACATCTGGATCGTGGAGCCGTTGGCCAGCCGCAACTCCCTGTCCTGCTTGGAGTAGGACAGCTCCCAGCTGCCGCCGATCAGGTCCGAGGGCAGGATCCACTGCCTGAGCACCGGGTGGACGATCTGGCCGTGACCGTTCGGGTAGTCGACGGCGACGATGCGGCCGCGGGTCGGCGCCTCCGGCACCCGCTGGTACGGGTGGACGCCGCGGGCGCGGTAGAGGCCCTCCAGTGCGCCGGCGGTCGTCTTGCCGGACCGGTTGCCGCCGATGAACAGCCGCTGCGGGGCGGTGCTGGTGTGGAAGGCGTACTGGCGGGGGTGCGGCTGGTAGCGCAGCAGGTTGGGCCTGCCGGCGCCGGCACGCAGCTGCGCGGCCAGCGCCCCCAGGCCCTCCCCGACGGTCCTCATGGTCAGTCGTTCACCCCGCGCGGCTCGTAGCCGTACTGCTCGCGGTCGATGCCGTCCACCACGTCCGGCCGACCGGCCGGGTGGTAGAGGCCGCCGGCGCCCCGCGAGTAGAACTGCGCGGGCGGCGAGCCGGCCGGCACCGGGAGCGTGGCCGTCTTGGACAGCCACGCCGCGGCGATCGGCAGCAGGATGGTCGCCGCGGAGGCGAGACCAGCAACCGTGCCGTCCAGCCGGTCGCCAATGGCGGGGGTGAGCAGGCCGACCTGGGCGCCGGCGGCGATGACCGAACCGAGCGCGACGCGCCAGACGGCGGGGTTCGTGGAGAGCTTCATGGTCCGGATCATGCCGGACAGCACGCGACCCCCGCACCGACACGCGGTGCGGGGGTCGCGGCGCACGCCCCTTGCGGAGCTCCGGGGCATGGGGACCCCGGTTGCCTCAGAACCGGCTGTCGCTCTCCGGCGCCGGGTCGCCGGCCGGCGCCGGGTAAGCCTCGTCCAGCTGGCGGAAGGCGTCCGTGGTGGTGGCGACCTGGGCCACGGCGTCGCGCAGCTCGGCCAGGGTCTCCTCGGTCAGCGGCTCGCCGGTCGGGAGCGCGTCCACCTTGGCCTTGAGGTCGGCCACGTCCGAGGACACGCCGGCCAGGGTGGTCATGAGCTGGTCGTTGGAGCCACGGAGCTGGGCGACCTGCTCGCGCACCTCGTCGTTCTGGGTCATCAGGCGATCCACCTTCTCGTTGATCTTGCGGAGGGACTGCCGCGCCCGGATCAATCCGTCGGTGATCTCGCTCAGCTCGCGCCGGATCTTCCGGCCGTTGCTGACGATCTCCGACAGGAGGTTCACGATGGCGCTGCGCACGGCTCGCACCCTAGCGCCCCCGTCCGACGATCCAGAGCTCGAGCGCGAACACGCCGGCCGCCAGCGCGCCGCGGCTGGCCACCCACCATCCGAGGGTCACCAGAGCGTGCGTCCAGCGGTCCAGCCGCTTGCCGGTGAACTTGCGGAGCTTGCGGGCCGCCCAGGTCTCGACCTTGTGGCAGCGGCCGCACAGCGGAAGCAGCGTCCACAGCGGCGTCCAGCCGGCCCCGTGGTCCGGATGGAACCGGACGAACAGGTATGTCAGGTGGTTGAGCTGGACCGGGCCCCGCGCCAGGCACCAGAAGCACCGGCGCGGGGTCCAGCTCGAGGCGTACCAGCGGCGCTTGGTGGCCTTCCAGCCGGCGCCGTACGTCTTGTCCAACCACTCGCGCGGGATGTACGTCACGTCCACACCGAAGCCCCGGTGATGGCGATCTCCAGCGGCAAGATGATGGTGGCCCAACCGCCATCCTTCGCCTCCATCGGTTCCGGGTGCTGCAGGCGCAGCCGAAACAACTCCGTCCCGTCCTCCCCGATGAGCACGGCCTGCGGATTCGCCGGGATGAGCAGGGATCCGCCTACCGGTGCCTGCCGGGCCAGGGTCAGGAAGATCCGGCCCTCGCGAAACGCGATCCGGAGCAGGCAGTAAGGCCGCTCGTCCACGAGCGCCATGGCTCTGCCGAACAGCGGACCGACGGCGCTCACCACTTGCTCCGGTGCCGGGAGCCGACCACGATCACGACCAGCGCGATCAGCACGGCCACGCCGATCAGCACCGCACCCACCTGGCCGGCAGACGGCTGGGTCCACCAGAACAGGCCGGCGCCGGCCAGCGCGAGCCAGAGCGGCCACCACGAGCGGACCGTCTCGCCCATCATCAGTCGCCGGTAGTGGACCTGGCCGTACCGCTCGGCCGCGGCCCTCTCCACGATGTCCCTGTGCTTCGCCATCGTCGCCTACTTCGTCGGGTCGAACACGCCGGAGTGGACCTTGCCGCCCTGCGCGGTGAGCGAGCCGGAGTAGACCGCCCACGCGGTGCCGGCCGCCTTCGCCGCCTCCAGGTGCAGCGCGCCAGCGTGCTTGAGCGGCCGGGCGACCCGGGAGGCGACGAACCGCAGGTCGACGCCGGCGGCCCACATCTTGCCGTTGCCGGCCCGCCGGATGGCCCGCTCGAGCTGGACCGCGGCCTCGGTCTGGGCGTCGTACGCCTTCATGTCCGCGGCGCGGACGGCGTTGAGGTAGTCGTGCAGGCCCGAACCGGTCAAGAGACCGTCGAGCTTGTCGTACGGGAACGGAGAGCTGGCCATCGGTGTGGCTCCTTCTGCTGGGTGTCAGGTGCCGTGTCAGGCAGGGTGTCAGGCAGTGTCAAGGGACGTGTTAGACGCCCGAAATGTCCGAAGTTAAGGGGCCTAACACCGCGGATCCCCTAGGCAGGGACACGCGGGCGGCGGCGGAAGTGTCAGGCCGGCGCGGGCACCAGCTCGCGCAGGCTCCCGAGCAGGCGGTACCGGCCCGCGGGCGGGTCCTCGTGGCGCTCCACGTGGCGCAGCTCGATCAGCTCCCCGAGACGCTGGTGCAGGAACGGGCGCTGGTTCGCGGCCGGCTGCCCGACCAGCTCGTGCCAGCGGTCCACGAGCTCGGCCATCCGCACGTCCACGTACCGCGCGTCACCCACGAAGTCCGCGAGCATCCGGACGAACACCTCCCGCCGCTCGGCCGGGGTGAGCTGCGGACCGGTCGGCTCCGGCTCCTCGTCGGGCAGCGGCTGGTCCGTGCCGGCCGGCAGCGGCTCGAGCTCGGCGCGCGGGTCGATGGCGTCTGCCAGGGAGTCGGGCTGCGGGGGGATGGTGAACTCTCCGTCCGGGTCGTCGTCAGGGTCGAACACGGGGCCATCCTCGTCGTCGTCGCTGGTCAGGGCGGCGGGTGCCGGCCTGGTCGTGTTGTTGCGCCGGGCGTACGTCTCGCCCACGCCGGCCAGGTCCGCGATGACCTGCAGCTCGCCCGGGGTGAGGCCCGGCTCGCGGTACGCGGCGCCGGCGGCGATCGCCTTCTCGAGCTGGGCGGTGCTCGCCTTGAAGCCACGGGCCGGCATCGACCAGCGGTTCTCCTCCAGGCCGGGCGCCTCGACGTAGACGTAGCCGGGCCGCTTGTCCCGCCACACCTCCGGCCGGGCGCCGTCCGCCACCGTCGACTCGGACAGGGCGAATCCCGCGTCCTCGGAATCCCGCACGCCGAAGCAGAAGCTGGATCCCAGGTTGGCCCGCGCGCTGGTCGGGATGTTGTCGTGGGTCGCGCGCTGCATCGACACCTCCAGCACGATTCCCACGGACCGGGCCTGCTGGGACAGCCGGACGAACGTCTCCGAGGACGGGATGACCGCGGGGGCCTCCTCGCAGTGCCAGACCAGCAGCGCGAGGCCGCATCCCGGTTCCCACTTCTCCAGTCCCAGGTCGCCCATGATCCCGGCCCGGTACGGGATGAGCGCCCGGAGCGCGGCCAGCTGCGCCTTCGCCCCGGCGGTGTCCCCGGCGCCGACGTACCAGTCGAAGGCGTCGCGCAGCATCCGGCCGGACTGGTCACCCTTCACCGTGTCGCACCACCACTGCACGCACTCGCGCCGGGTGGCCCGCTCGGCGGCCTTGACCTTCGCCGTCTCCGTCTTGCCGGCACCGGTCATGCCCATCTCGAGCAGGTGCCCGTGGTCCAGCACCGGGGCGAGTACCTCGCCGTCCTCGTACAGCGCGATCGGCAGGGGATCGGAGGGGGATCCGCCCAGGTGGGCGGGGCCGGGCCAGGGCACCCCGGCGCGCAGCTGGTCCTCCAGCATCACCGTGATCTCGCCGGCGGAGGCGTCGTCGGCGTCGGGCACGATCCGGACCGCGGTGGCCGGGACGTGCAGGTAGGCGGCCACCTTGTCCACGATGCCCTGCGCCTCCCTGATCGGCTGGCCCTTGAGCTGCAGGCGCGCGGCGATCTTCGGCCCGGCCCGGCGGATGCCGCTGACCTGGCTGCCAGGCAGGCCCAGCAGCTCGTCCCAGCCGGTCTCCTGCTTCGGCTTCTCGTCGCCGTCGCCGCGCACCACCTCGGCCCGGCGGACGTTCCAGGTGATCGCCAGCACCGCGGCGCCGAATCCCACGACCGGGGCGACAACGGGATCGGCCAGCCCGGTGCTGGTCAGCAGGGACAGCGCGAGCCCGGCGAGGATCAGCGTGATTCCCACGTGCCGGCGCTGGTGCATGGGACGGGCCTTGGAGTAGGCCCAGGCGACCCGGGCCACGCCGATCCCAGCGAGGGAGAATCCCAGCGGGGCGACGATCTGGGATACCGATCCCTGGCCCCAGGTCAGGTGGGATACCTGCCCGCCGCCGAGCACGATCCCGGCGAGGATCCACGGCATCCCGATGGGGAACGCCCGACGAGCGGTGGCCTTCCCAGGAGTGTCGTGGGATGCGCGGGTGGCGCCGCGGCGTGGGATCCGGTCGTCACTCACGGGATGCCGCCTCGGCCCGGAGTCGAATCGCCTCGGCCTGGGCGCGCTCCAACTCGGCCTGCAGTCGCTCGATCTCGTCGGCCATGGCCGGCAGCATGATCCGAGCAAAGTCGGCCAGCGTCCGCTCCAGCACGGCTGCCGCGGCTCGGCGGATCGCCGGAAGATCCAGCTCAGACATCGATCTCCTCCAGCTTCTTGCAGGTCCCGCACGTGCCGCCCTGGCAGCGGTAGCGAGCCGACTTGGACACGTCCCCGACGTGGTGCTTGCAGCCCTCGCACGGGCCGGGCAGCTGGGAGCCGCCGGCCGGCGGGCGCTGGGCGCGCTTCGGCTTCGGCTTCGGCTCGCTGACCTGCGCGGTGATCCGCGGCGCGGTCGGGGGCAGCTCGGCCGGGATGGCGGGCACCCGCGGAGGCAGGACGGCCGGCGGGGTCCAGGCCGGCGCCGGCGGCAGGCCGAACCGGGTCAACGCGGTGTCCAGTCGGGCCTGGCCTCCGTCCTCGTACCGGCCGACGGGCGCCGCTGCCGGCACGACGGCCGCTGGCAGCTCCTCGCCGCGCAGCGCGGTGAGGAAGTCGGCCGGCAGCACCCGGTCCAGAATCAGCTTGAGCAGGTGGGCGGCCAGGCCGGCGGACACCATCGGCGCCGCGCCGGCGGCCGCGATCACCCACGGGTCGGTCACGTCCGCGGAGACGCCGCCGTGGGACAGGTGGTAGCCCTGGGCGGCCGCGGATCCCACGACTCCCAGCGCGACCACGGCCGCGGGATACGCCTTGCGCGGCAGCACGATGAGCCCGACGTATCCCACCGCGGCGAGCAGGTCCACGACCAGCGGGGCGAGCAGCGCGGCCCAGCCCGGGAAGCCGCACGCGGTGAAGAACGAGCGCATCCCGGCGTAGGACAGGACCATCCCGAGCAGCATCAGGACCCCGGTCAGCACCGCGGTCCAAAAGACGACCCGGCGGGCCACCTCGCGCCAGTCGGTCATCGGGACGCCGGGATGAGCTCGCGCACCGGCTCGGCGGCCGGTCGGGAGTCGTCGGTGAGCCGGCGGTGTGCGACCGCGGCCATCCCGGCGAGGGACAGCACGCCGACCGCGGCGGCGCCGGCGATCCCGCCCGCGGCGTATCCCGCGGTGAGGGGGACGGCGACGACGGCCGGGATCAGGAGGGAGCCGCGGTCGCGGACGCGCGGGAAGGTCTGGGATGCGGGCTGGGATCGCATGGGATAACCATGATCGACGTCATGCGGGATGTCAAACAGGGCACCAAAATGTTAGGCTCTATCCCGATCCCAGGTCGCCCGGTAGTGGTAGCCCCACCCCGCCTTCCCCCCGGGGGCGAGGCCGGGGGCCTGGGATCGCCGGTCCCTGCCCGTCGCCCGTGGGAAGACCGCGGACGTTCCTTCCCCGGTGGGCAGGGGCCGGCTCAGCCCGGGAAGAGCTCGGTCACCCGGAGCTGACGCACCGCGCCGAACGGCTGGACGAGCGCGATCGAAGTGCTCCCGCCGCCGGCCGCGGTGCGGGCCGCGAATCCCGCCGCCGACCAGTCCCCCTCCGCGATGCCCGACGGGCAGGCCAGCGTCCGGGCCGCCAGCACCGTCGCCGCCGCGGAGCCACCGGACGTGGAACCCTGCGGGACGCTTGCGCCGGCAACCTGCGCGCTGGCCGCGGTCGGCGTGACCGGCGTGCCGGCGGCGTGCGGCTCGAGCCGGATCCGGGCGTCCATGGCGGCCGGGCCGCCGACCGGCTGCAGCGTCGCGCTGTACTCGAAGTGATAGAGCCGACCGGCAGTTGCCCGGAACTCCACCGGCAGTACCGAGGTGTCCCGAGCCTCCGCGGTGATCCCGGTGACCGACGCGGCCGCCGTCGAGACCCAGGTCCGGGCCTGGCCGGGCAGGTCCGCGGCGTCCCCGCCCAACGCGCCGACCTCGTGCGCATGGTTGCCGGGCGCCGCCTGGCCGGCGTCCAGGCCGAGGGTGTGATGCTGGGCCAGCGGGCCGCCGTCCACGTCGGACGCCTGGTGCACGCGCAGCGCACGCTGCGGGTCCCCGGCCACCGCGGTCACCACGTCATCGGCGACCTTGCGCGCCGCCTCCTCCCCGGCCAGGGCCGGGCGGGGGGCGAACAGGCCGTCGGGGGTGCTCATGCCGGCTCCCCCTCGATCAGCTGGCCGGGGACGATCTCCGCGGACAGCACCGGCGGGCCGGCCGGCAGCTGGCCGGCGGCCGTGGCCTGGCTCAGCGCCTCCAGGCGTTCGGCGATGCGCAGCTGCACCACCGGGTCGGTCACCTCCAGCTGGATGATCTCCACGACGCGGGCCAGCACCATGTTCACGTCCACGGTGTCGCCCTGGCGCTTGATCCGCCCCTGCAGCTCGAGGATCAGCTTGAGCGCCTGCACGTCACCGGCGAACGCGCGGCGCATCAGCGCGATGTCCACCTCGTGCGCGCGCTGGCCGAAGATGGCGGCCGCCCGGTCCCGGACGTACGCGCCGAACACGGGGTCCGCCAGCCAGCCGTTCCAGGTCCGCAGGTCGACGCCGTGCGCCTTGAGCACCACGTCCAGCGGCCGCGGGTCGTTCGGGTCCAGCCGCTCGAAGATCGCGTCCAGCGCGTCCATCTGCAGCCGGGTCGGCTGGGCGCCGGCGCGGGTGATGCCCTCGTCCCAGGTCTCCACGTCGTCGGGCAGGATGCCGAGCCGGCGCAGGTTGGCGATCGTGACGGGGTCCTGCAGGGCGAGCTGCACTTCGGGGATCCGGGTGGCCGGCCACTTCTTGAAGCTGCAGATGCGCTCGGCGGTGGGCAGCTTCCCCCAGCGCTGGCCGTAGTAGCGCACCGTGTCCTCCACGGAGCGGCGGATCTGCTCGGCCGGCGGCAGGTCCCGCCAGCGCAGGCGGGGCTGCCCGGCGGTGTCCGGGGCGTCCGGCAGCCGAGCGTCCTCGGCCTCCCGGTCGAACGCCGTCGGGCCGCCGGGCAGCAACCGCTCGCTCACGCCTCGATCGCCTCCGGGGCCGCCCAGACCTTCCACCGGTCGAAGGACAGCACCAGGCCGGCACCGTCGTCGTGCTCGGCGAAGATCGGGGTGACGGTCTGGCCGCGCACGTCGGCCGGCGCGCTGGTGTCCTCCACGAGCAGGTCCACGTAGCCGGCCGGCGCTGCCTTGCGGGGCAGCTCGCGGATGATCACCGCGCCGATGTCGAGCAGCATGGCGTCCAGGCGCACGCCGTCGGTGTCGCGCAACCCCACCGACACGCGCACGGTCAGGTGGTTCATCGCCGCTCCCCGGTGATCCAGGCTTCGACCTCGGACGCGCGCCTGACAATGTCGCCGCTCGAGCCGAGCACGCGGACGATCTCCAGCCGGCGGTAGTGCCGTTCGCGCTGCTCGGCCACCTCGGCGCTCGGCTCGGCGAACTCGCTGGCCAGCGTCCGGGCCACCTCGGTGTCCTTCTCCCGCGCCCGCGCCCGCCAGGCCAGCCACTCCGCGGCCGTCGCGCCAGCACCGTCGCCGTCCACCGACAGGAAGACGTTCTGGCGCCCGGTCAACGGCACGTGGCTGCCGTCCTTGCCGGCCACACCCTCGATCTCGAGCCAGATGCCGCGGCTGTGCGGCCCGGTGAGCGGGTGCTCCCGGTGCTCCGGCAGTCCTTCGTCCGATCTGACCATGGTGTTCGTCCTCTCCGACACGCCGGCTGGGCAGCGCGTCGACGCGATCGTAGGGCGGTGATCGCCGGCGGGCCGCTACCCTCGCCGCTATCCCACCCGGAGGGTCTGCCCGGGAGCCGGCCCACCCCCGGCGTCACCCCCCGTCGCAGGGGCCCGCGATCCTGGCCTACAGCGGTGCGAGCCGGATGAGCCCCCGACCGAAGCACGCGCGGGTGGGGCGAGGCCGCGACCGGGGGGATGGGGGGCGGGCAGTCAGCACCGCAGGTCCCTCCGAGCGCCAGCGAGCGGTCCACCGTCGTGCGAGCAGAGCAGCGCCGACGAGGAAAGCCGACGGGCTGGGACTCCGCTGATACAGTCCGATTCCGAGGAAATACCCACCCGAAATCAGGAAATTTGCCACGGGCAGGGGTCGCTACGCTGACATTCTCTCTCTCTGTCGGCAACCCGAGATGCAGTGTGTCATCGGGTCCTCGGAGGTGTGTGAGTAGGCGCCGCGCTCACGCTCCGTGACCGGGGGGTGCTCACTCAGCGTAGGGGGAGACGGTCACCATACGTGCACACCCCCTCTGAGCTGGGAAAACAGGGGGATTGGCGCTTAGAGTGGTCACCATCACGCTCGGTGTCCGTCACCTTGGGTGATTCACCTGTTCGGGTGGTCGCCGGCGTAGCCGTGCGTGTGCGCGGTGACCGGGTGTGGTTCACCCGAACAGGTGATGGCGTTGGGCTTGACGTCAGGCGTGGCGTCAGATAGTGTGTACCTATCAGCAAGGGACGCCAGCACCGAGGAGCAGACGATGGCCGAGTACACCCTCCACACCAGCACCGGAGAGCTCGCGACGCCGGGCACGCACAGCCTGGACGACGCGCTGGCGCTGAGCGAGGTGCGCGCCTGCACGACGGACGACGCGACGGAGATCCGCCCGGCAGGGTGTCAGAACGAGGCGAGCACCCTGCGCCCGGTGCGCACGCTCCGCGAGGACCAGGTCCCGCTCGGCGCGGTCTTCGTCACCCCCCGCGGTGACCAGACGCTCGTGGGCCGGGAGCCGTCGGTGTTCGCGGCCAACGTGCGGCACATGCGCCGCTGGACGGAGCCGACGGGCGGGCGCTCGGCGGTGGTCGGCGGGGTCCCGGTCAAGCGGGGCCGGGAGCTGAGCGTCCGCGTCGAGATGGGTGTGCGCAGTGACGAGCTGGCCGCCGGCGACGTGGTGTGGATGCAGGGCATCGAGCGCTGGTGCGAGCTGGCTGGCGAAGACCTGGCGTCCCTGCTCTCCTACCGCCTCTGGACGCGCGTGTTCATCGACCCGGCGTTCGAGCTGGAGCAGGCCCGCCAGTCCTGAGCCCCGGTGCCCGGGCGGGTGTCAGAACCCCACCGCCCCGCCCGGGCGCCGGACCATCCTGCCTCACCACTTCACTTGACGCCACGCTTGACGTCAGATACGATGCCAGTACACCGACCGAAGGAGCCAGCCGTGAGCAACCCGACCGTCACCCAGCCCGCCGCCACCGTGATCGACACCCCGGAGGGGATCGCCATGTTCCAGCTCATCGCCCTGCGCGGCGCGCTCCGGCTGGAGGTCGCCGGGATGGGCGTCCGCGCGCTGCGGACCCAGGGTGGCGCGATCAAGGTCACCCAGCGCATCACCGGCGCGAAGTTCCGCACGAAGCGCGACGCGTTGGCCGGGGTGACCGCGCTCATCGACGCGATCCAGGCCGGCGAGCTCCCGGCTCCCGCGCACGCTTCCTGACCCACCGCCCGGGGCCGGGTGTCAGAACCCGGCCCCGGGCCACCCCGACCGACCCGACCACGAGGAGCCAGCGATGGACAGCACGACCCTGCAGGCCCGGCACGACGCCATCACCGCCGGTGAGCCCGTCGACCCGCCCGCGCGGCCGGAGCGGGACCGCCCGCCCACCGCGGACCTGGCCCGAACCGCCGGCTACGCGGTCGGCCTGTTCATCGGCGGCCGCGAGTTCCTGACCGTGCCGGGCACGGCGCACGGCTGGTCCCCGCTGCACGCCAGCGAGCACGAGGCGTTCGTGTGGGCCGCCTGGTGGACGGACCGCTGCCCGCTGGTCTTCCACCCGGACGGCCGGGTCACCGTGCACGACGACGAGCTGGAGTGCCGGTGGGTGGAGCGGGTCGGCTCGTACTTCCGGGTGTCAGAGCCGCCGGCCCGCGTGCATTGCGACGCGCACACCGCCGACCGGCCGGTGCCGGACCCCGGGCACCTCGAGACGTCCCGGTGCTACGGCATCCGTCCCGCTTGACACCACGCTTGACGTCAGATAGTGTGTCACTACGCCGACCAGCAAGGAGCCGACCGTGATCACCAGCCCCGACCAGGACCCGCGAGAGATCCACAACACCATGGTCTACCGCGTCGCCATCGCCGACCTGGCCGAAGGGATGGTCCAGGTCACCCCGCGCGGCAGGTTCGTCACCGTCACCAGCGTGGACCGGCCGCCCGCCGGCGTGCTGGACGTGAGCCTGCCCGGCAGTCACCGCTGGATCAACGGCACCCCGGTGGGTCGGCGGACCTGGGTGGACGTGACCACGGCCTCGGCACCGCAGTTCGGGTGTCAGAAGCCGCCCGCGTTCATCGTGGACGCGCCCGACACCACGAACCCGGAAGGCGTTGGGATCTGCGGCGCCCGCCTCGTGAGCGACGACGTGCCGTACCCGTGGACGTGCACGCGCCCGAATCGCCACGACGGCGACGTGCACGCGGCCGGGACTGGCGAGGCCATCGGCCACGTCTGGACCGAGAGCGAAAGCGGCGGGTCCGGCTACTCCGGCACCCGCCGCCACGTCGCCGACCGCCCCTGACCGCAGCCGCGCGCTGCCCATCCCGCACCGGCCCTGTCCCCGGCGGTGCGCGGGTGGAGTGCGCACGGACGCACACCCCGACCAGCACGGGAGTCCCCATGCTCTACCGCATCACCGCGGCCGGCCTGTTCTTCGTCGCGCTGTTCGGGCTGGCCATGCCCCAGCCGGAGAACGTCCACACTGCACCGTCCTATGTGGACAGCATGGGCGCTTCCCTTACGGGACAGGGTGATTGGCTCGCGGAGGACGATCCGGGCTGGGCGTGCACTGTCCGGGGCATGTGGAACCCGAACGACTGCTGACGCCGAACCTGACGTCAGGTAGTGTGTCAGTTGTCAGAACGAACCACCCGACCAGGGAGCAGCAGATGACCGACTACGGAATCCGGATCGTGGAAGACACCGGCTGGATGCCCAACACCGAAGACGAGTGCGAGGCCGCCGACGCCTCCGCGGTGTTCAACGGCAAGCTCGCCCCCTACGGCCTGATCGTCATCCGCCGGTGCCCGTGCTGTGGCGAGTGGGACGAAGCCGAGGACAGCGAGGGCGCGGTCTGGGGCGTGCTGATCGACCCGAGCACGGTGCCGCCGTGGGAGGACTCGTGCCGCAAGCGGCTGGACCTGTCCCCCGCCGGGTTCACCTGGACCCGCATGCACTCCGACTTCCTCATCCCCGCGCAGGAACTGCTCCAGCGGGTGCGCGGCGCCGAGCCCGCCGTGCGCTGGGTCCCCGTCGCGGCCGGCTGGCGTGGCCGCGTCGCCGCCTGGATCGGCGGGAACCGGTGAGCCGCCGCGTGAAGGACTGGGCGCCCGGATGGGCCGACCCCGGGACCGCGCTGGAAGGCGGGTACGTGTGGTCGCTGGGCCCCGGCGCCGGCGAGCGCTGGGTACTGCTGCCCGACGGCGGGCTGCTGCTGGTCCGGGCCACCCGGGTGTCAGACGCCACCCGTAAGCGGTACGCGCTGGCCGGACAGCCCCTGCCGGCCGACCTGGTCGGCACGGTAGACGTGCTGGACCGGTTCGACGCCGGGTGGCAGGGCCGGATGGTGCGGCTCATGTCCGACCTGGACGGCGCACGGCTCTGGGGCGGGACCTTCGGCGACCTGCACACCTCCCAGGCGTGCGCCACCCGCGAGATGACCCGGCGTGGCCTCGAGCCCAACTGGATCGTCAAGGGCCGGGGCGAGCTGGCGAGCACGCACATCCTGGACTGCCTGCGCGGCGACCACCCCACACAGTCCCTCGCCGCGATGGTGCACCGGCTGCACGTCGACTGCACTCCCGCGGCCGAGCGTTACCGCGCGGCCTGACCACTTTCGGCCCGACCTGACAGGAAGAGGACAGATCATGGACGAGATCCTGCGCGAGCTCACCCGCCTGATGACCATCCGGATGTCCGGCGCGCTGCTGGAGTCGGGCGGCAGTCTCGAGCTGGAGCCGCACCCGGCGGCCGAGCGCGGCATGGACGGCGACGCGGCCGTGCTGCAGGCCGAGTGGTGGTCCCCGGCGGACCCGCACGGCACGCCGGCCCGGACGTTCTCCATCACCATCCGACCCGAAGGCTAGACACCACACCTGGCGTCATGTAGGGTGTCAGACATACCGACCGAGAGACAGGGGGCACACCGTGGCCGAGACCTACACCGCCGGCAGCGTCCAGACCTTCGCCGAGCAGTTCGCCACCGTGCTGAACGAGCACGGACACGGCCCCTGGTCTGTCGAGGAGCTGTGCGACCCGCACACCAGCCAGAGCTACGGGGTCTGGGACGTCGTGCACGCCGAGGTGACCCCGGCGGGTGTCACCATCACCGCCCGGGTGAAGATCCGCCGGCAGCAGGGCAACGCCGGCCGGGTCACCATCACGCCGAGCCTGGGCCGGACGCCGGCCG